GTCGAACACTCTCGATGATCTGGTTAACAACTGGTCCAAGTACAGCAAGGCGCAACGGCAGGCTCTATCAGATCAGATTCAGGCGGCCGTCACGGATGACAGCATTGACAGCTTGGCTCAGCTGGCAGTCGATAGCGAGGATGCCGCCAACGCTCTGGCGATAGCAATGCGCAACATGGCACGCGCCTCCGCAAAGGAGATGAAGCGGGAAGCCACGGCGCAAGGCGTAGACATCAAGGGCGAGACGATCGATGAGGAAAGGCTGAACGCTACTGCCGCCGCTGTGGCTACGATCGTTGCCTCCGGTATGGCGAATGCTGCGGGACGTGAGGCTCTGCGCGTATGGACACCAGGTAAGAACGGTGAAGATGTAGCGGGCATGGTCTCGGATCATCTGGATAACCTGAGTGACTCGTTCCTCAAGGAACAGTTGGGTGCGGCGCTCAGCAGTGCTCAGAACGCCGGACGAAATGCGGTCATTCAAGCGGGACCTAAAGCTCGTTACTTCGCATCTGAAGTTCTGGATTCCAATACCTGTGCTAAGTGCAGAAAGATAGATGGTACGGAATTCAGTGATGCTGATACGGCGGCAGACGCGTACGCCGCAGGTGGATATGTCGAGTGCCTAGGCAGGTTGCGTTGCCGGGGGATTGTAGTGGCGGTGTGGGATGACTAGCCCCGCTATCGAAACGGTAGAGGTACCCGCACTGGCTACTCAGCCGGATGTCGAGATTGCCATGACTGGGCAATGGGACATCTCCACCGGCAGGGTCGTACTCACCGATGAAGATCTAGCGCACGCCGTAGTGGCTCTGGAATGTCCCGCTATCCGCAAGCCCATTCTCAAGATAGGGCATACCGATACACGGTTCACAGGAGATGGTGAGCCCTCTATCGGCTGGATTGAGAACATGTCCCTCACGGATGGTGGCCACACCATTGTGGGGGATTATGTGGGCATGCCCGGCTGGATGGGTCCGATCCTGGCTAGCGCGTACCCTGACAGGTCGATGGAAGCCCAATGGGACTTTAAATGTCAGATCGGCCATGTGCATCCATTCGTCATCACTGCCGTAGCTCTATTGGGGGTGACTCCACCGGGAATAGGAACACTGGAAAGCCTGCAAGATGTGGCTAACCTTTACGGAATAGAGGCATCTGCTTCATCGTGCTTTTCAGTGCCAATGTACGTTAAAGGAGCAAACACGATGCCCAATCCCAAGCCTAGGGAGATTGCGGCGGGAGTGTCGGTAGAGGACGTACGCCGAGCATGGTACGAGAATCCACAGCAAACTATGTGGATTAAGGAAATGGAACTTGATCCTCTTCAGCTGATCGTCATGGACGACATGTCCGGGGATCACAATAGAGTTCCCGTCACCATCTCTGGCGATAACGAATTTGAGTTCGGGGATCCGGTACCGGTTCGCGTCACCTATCAGGATGTGGCGGCCGCTTCTGCGGACACTATCGTGTACGCAAGCCGTGAAGAATCTCAACCGCCTAAACCTGCCCCAGTGCGTGTGGAAGAGAAGCTGCCGCCCAAGGTAGCCATCGCGCGTGTCCATGAGGCAGCCATCTCCCATGGCACCGAAGGAAAGGAAACGGGAACTATGGATCCCGCACGAATCAGGGAGTTGCTCGGTCTCAGTGCCGACACGCCCGATGAAGAGGTGTACGCCGCTGTGGCTGCCTCTAAGAAGCCGGAAGGCACGGATCCTGATCCGGTTCCTGCCTCTGATCCCGAGCCCGCCCAGGTGGCTGCTAGGGCCGCGCACATTCCAGCGGGTGCGGTAGTGGTCGATGCCGCTGTGATTCGCTCCCTTCAGGAGGGGGCAGCGCAAGGTATCCAGGCGATGAAGGAAATCCAGAAGTCGCGCCGTGACTCTGTCATCGCGGCTGCAATTCAGGCTGGAAAGTTCCCTCCGTCGCGGAAGGAACACTATGAGACCATGTGGGCTGGAGATCCGGAAGGAACGGAAGCGCATATCAATAGCATGGCTTCCGGTCTGATCTCGCTCAGTGCGCCCGGTTACCCCGGTACTGAGTCCTATGAAGAGGACACGCAGTACTACAGCATGTACCCGGAAGATGCACCTAAGAAAGGAGGTGTTCGGTAATGGCTGATTACACAGAGATTTTCCCGCTTGGCGCGGGTGACTTTACGTCGCAGGCTTCCGGCACGATTACCGGTGGAGACTGCGTGGCCGTTTCCGGATCAGGCACTGTGGCGTCTGCCGCCGCTGGTTCCCTCCTCGTGGTCGGTGTGGCCGGTCATGACGCTGTGTCCGGTGCCAAGATCACGGTCAAGCCCCTTAAGAAGGTGCATGAAACTCTGGCCGGTGCCGGTGGTGTCACTGCGGGAAACCCCCTGAAGGTCGGGGCATCACCGAACAAGTTGGTTCTGTGGGTTACCGGCACCGATTCAGCAGCCGCATTCATCGGTATCGCACTCACCACGGCGGCGGCGGACGCAACTCTGCGCTGGATTGGACGGTAAGTCATGCCGCATATCTATCCTCCCGCCGCACCGACGATCTCGTCGAACGTACTGACGATCTCTCGGTTCCTGAACAATCCTGCGGTTGTCACGCGTCGTCTCCGTACTCTGGCAGAGAACCGCTTCATTGCGGACGTGCTTTTGTCGGGACGATACGAGGTGTCCGGTGGAGCCCTGCTTTACGAGCAGAGCGAGACCATTTACACCGATAAGGCACCGGAAGCGGTCAATGCGGGTTCGGAATACCCGCGTTCTCCTGCTACTCCTGGTCCGGCTGCACTCGCTGGTGTGGTCAAGTGGGGTCAGGATGTTCCGATCACTGACGAGCACGTTAAGCGGTATGGAAGGCGAGCCGTTGACGTTGCTCTGACGAAGATCACCAACTACATCGTTAAGCAGGTCGATAGCGTCGCGCTAGCCGCCATCGCTGCGGCCGTGACTCAGACTGCCGCCGCTACCGGTGGTAGCAACTGGTCCGGTGCATCTGCGGATCCCCTGCTCGACCTGATGACTGCCGTAGCGACCATTCGCGCCAATGACCAGGGTTATGAGCCTGATGTCGCGGTCATGTCCGATCTGAACTATGCGCGTCTGGTGTCGAACTCCAAGATTGTCGCTGGTCTGGCTCGGGAGTCTGATAGTTCGATCACGCGCACTGGTGACGTTCTCACGGTTGCGGGTCTTACGATCCTGCCGACGAACAACCTTCCGGTTGCGTCTACTTGTTTTGTGCTCGATACGAGCATGACCGGTGGTCTCGGCTATGAGCGGCTGGAAAGTCCGGAATACTCGGGTGACCCCGCGAACGGTGTCGAGTCGTGGATTCGCCGTGATCCGCTGGCGAATGACGCATGGATCGTCCGTGGTCGTCGCCCCGTGGTCCCGGTGGTTCAGGAACCCGGCGCGATTTACAAGATCACTGGCCTTTCGTGATCAGGCTGACGGAATAGGAAAGGAAGTCTGATCATGGCATTGCAAGCACAGTGGGCAAAGGTGAATGTCACCAACCCCGATACCGGAGAGGATTACATCGTTCATCGCGGTGCTTACCTCCCGGATTGGGTGGACGATTACACCAAATTCGTCCTCACCACGTGTGGTGCTGTTCAGGACGTTCCGGATGCCTCTGACGATGAGGATAAGACGTCTCTGACGGATGCTGAACCGGTACGACTTCAGGAGCATCCCCCTCCCGCTCAGGAAAGCTCAGAGCCGAGTGGAGATCTGGAGAAGCCGTCCAAGGATGCGAGCAAGCAGGAATGGGTGGACTACGCGTCCGATCCCCGCAACCCGAATCGCATCGCAAAGTCCACGGCGGGGAACATGAGTCAGCAAGCCCTCATGGATCGATTCAGCAAGTAATGAGAGATGTGATCGGGGCGGTTCTCCTCGCGTATCGCCCCGATCACCTCCTCATGAAAAGGAGACATGAGATATGGCTACGCTGACAGCGCCAGTAGTCACGGTACTAAGCAAATCGTTTACCGGCAGCACCAACCAGGGTCAGGCATCCGGATTCGTAGCCGCTAACGGTGGTGGGGACATGTTCCCCATCAGTGGTCAGGGAATCCTGCTGACAGTTCGATCTGCGGGCACCGGCACCACGGTCACCATTGACTCGGTGGTCCCGAGTAGCTACGGGGACGATAAGAACGTCACCATGGTTCTGGCTGCCACGGATGAGCAGGAAGTGTTCATCAAGAACGATGGCCGGTTTGATCAGGGTGGCGTTAATGCTGGCTTGGTCGCCGTGACGTACACCTCTGTGACAACCGTGACCGTCAAGGCTAAGACCATTCCGGGGTTGGCATAACCAATGAGTGAGGCATGGGCACCGACGCTATCGGATGTAGGAAGCTGCATCCCTACGCGTACTGCCAATGTCAATCTTCCTGGCGAGGATAGGTATCTGGGCACGTTCACGTCAGATACCAATCCCAATGCCACGCAAGCACAGGATCGGATAGACAAAGCGGTTGAGGATGTCAAGGCTGCGTGCACGCTCATCTCTACCGTACTCCAGCCTGCCGCTAAGAATGCTGCTATGTGGCGTGCAGCTGCTGATCTGGAATTGGCCTATCCAGATAGGAACGCGGACGCTAACTACTACGCTCAGCTAGATGCACGGGCGCGGTACGAATGGGACCTGTTCCTCAAGGCTGCCGCGCAGCAGGACGGTACAACGGCATCAGCTACTCCGATCTATTACATGCCGGATCCCCCGTGGTGGGGAGACAGGAACGATATCTGATGAGCCATAGGCCAGAGGACATTTACGCATACGTCGCCACTCGGGATATCAATATCGGCGGCGTTAAGGCGTTCTCCAAGGGTGATCCGGTCCCGGACGGTACCGCAGAGGTGCTGAAGGATCAGGAAGATCACGCAGATGCGGTATGCCTGCGTGAGGATTGGGAGGACCGGCCGGAAGACGAGCCGAGCCGTCCCATGGTCCGAGGTGAGATGCCCGAACACCTCCGTAAGCCGGACGTGCCTGAGCAGAAGGAATCCCCCAAGCCTCCAACCGGTAGGAGCAAGTCCACGTCTAGTAAGTCGGACGAAAGCAAGTAGGAACCATGGCGCACCGTGAAGCCGATGTGATGGCACAGCAGAAACCCGATAGCGTGACCATTTCCCTTATGGATGTGGAGCCGTTCGCGGGTCTGTGCGCCGCTGTGGCTCGGTTCTGCGGTGCTTTGACACCTGAGGTGTACGCGGCCCTGTCCGGGGACGCTACAGAGGCTCTCGCGACTGTCCAGGTCATCATGTGGCGACTCGAACACTCCAACCCCGAGCGGAGTGTGTGATGGCCACGGGTGGTCGGCTGGAGTGGAACCCAAGTGAGTTGGAACGCCTCCTTGAGTCGGAGTCCGGCCCGGTCGGTCGTCTCATGGTCAAGGTCGGAGAGATTGTCACTCAAGGGGCCAAGCGGCGGGCACCTGTGAGCCCTGACGGCTCTAACAACCGGCCCAGTGGCTATATGCGCTCTCAAATCGGCTGGATTGTAGGTAAGGACTCTGACGGCCTCTATGTGGACGTGATCTCCCCCGCCCTGACACCGGAAGGGTTCCCTTACGGTCTGGGGGTCGAGGTAGGTACTGCCGCACACGAGATCCGATCGCATGGGCCGTACCCACTGCGCGATAAGAAAGGTCGTGTGTTCGGCCCGGTCGTGCATCACCCAGGTACGCAACCTCAGCCTTATCTGCGTCCGGCTGTCGATGATGCTAGGGGGCTGTTCTGATGGCCCTTGATATCGAGCACATCGTCAAGGATTGGATCAACACTCGGTCTGATCTGGTAGGCCCGAGCCGTCCTCTTCCCCGTGGTGCGCACCTCAAGTACTTGAGATCACAAGGAGCGTACGCGTTCCTGATCTCTATCGGTACGCCTACTGATCTGACCGCTGAGACACCGGTAGGTCGTGCTCGCATTAGCGCGACCATCTATGCAGCCACTAAGCAGGCATCGGCTAATGCCGCTGTGGCTTACATGAATGTACTGGAAACCCTTAAAGGGGTGCCTGAAAAGGCGGGGGATTACAAGATACTAATAGTCGATAACATTAGCGGTCCTCTCCCACTTGACGATCACCTGACAACACGCGAGGAATTCCGGTATCTCGTTGATGCCGATTTCTACGTCTCCGCTTAGGGCAGAGACAAACGTTACCGCATGGCGGTAGAAAGGGGTACACGGAATGCCCGCTGTTACCGTGTCAATCGATGCGATTGCACTTGGACCAGGGTTCCTCTACTGGGCTCCGCTTTCCAGCACGATCCCGACCAACACTGTAGCCGGTAGCGTGTTCACCGATACGTGGCCGGGTGCCTGGCTTCTGTTCGGCGCTACGGATGATGGATCGGAATTCAGCTACAAGCCAGCGACAGATGACGTGGAAGTTGCTGAGTACTACGACCCTGTCGCGGTCGTGTCCACTGGGCGTGAAATTTCCATCACGTTCGACCTAGCACAGGTCCATGCCACCAACTTCAAGCGTGCGCTCAATGGTGGCACGATTACTACCTCTGGCTCGGGTGCCACGCTCCTTAGTGAGTTCTCGCCACCGGATGTGGGTGCGGAAGTCC